GAAAGCTTTTGAATAGATTTTATTCAGAAGCTTGCATCCGTTAGATGTTTTAGAAAAAATAATTACTTTATGTTGAGAATTTGCATCATCTTCAAGAGAAGAGTTTCTAACAGAAAGTCGCAAACCAAAAATTAAATCTATGCCTAACTCTTTTGATCTTTTATAAGCCTCAAAGAATCCGACAAGAGAATCTTCTACCAAGATTATCTTTTTTAGAGAATTGTCTTTAGCGATCTTGAATATGCTATCTGATCCATTTTCAGTAACTTTTTTTGGATCGTCAAGCGTAAGTATAGATTTACCTATACTGTAGTGCGATTTAAACAACGGTAACATTTCTACCGTAGAGTAACAGAAGCTTAGAAGCTGTCAAGATCGAAGTGATCAACATCTTTCTTTTTGGCAACTGGTTCTGGTGGTGGAGCTTCTTGCCAACAAGGGCATCCAGCATAATTTTCAGCAATTATTTTTTGATCAGGCTTTTGAATTTTTACTAAATCTTTTTTATCAAAAGCTGTTTTGATAAGAGCTTTATTTTTATCGTACAAAGCAAAATATCTAAAAGGGAACTTGTATGTACAATACCACATAGGAGTTCCATCTTTTTTCATTTGATTTGGTTGTTTAGCAAAACCGCACAATAATTTTCCAGAGAAGCTGCCGTCTTTTGGCATTCCTTGATTCGCCGCCATATTTGAAACAGCAGTAGATTTAGAAAAAGTATCGGCATACTTTTGATATCCAGTTAATTCATGTTCAAAGCCAATCAATTCAAACTTGCTTTTTGGCTGCATTTCCATGACAGCACCATCTTCAAGATCTTGTTTAAGAAATATAAACTCCATCTTGATATTTTTTATATGAGGATAAAGCTTACGAATGGCTAAAGTATACATATAATCCTGAAGATTATCTGATATTTCTTTGCCTTCGTATTTCTTTTTATTTGTTTTGAAGTCACGAATCAATACAAGACCAGCTTTTTCATATATGAAAAGTTTATCTATAAAACCTTTGATCTTATAATTAATATCATCTTGTTGCACTACCAGTTCAAAATCTTTTTCAGAGATAACTTCAGTAGGTTCACCGTGCTGATTTCCAAAAAAATCATAGAATAATCCTTTAAGAACCATTTCGCAAATATCATCTAAGTCTTCTTCTTCGTTAAGCTTTTTTCTTTTAATATGCTTGTATATTAAACGCTTTATAGCTTTAGATGAAAATGTTTTTTTGTTCTTTATGATTTTATCATAATGAGCTTTATGACGTTGTGCGCCAAGACATTCAAGAATAATATGCACGGTATCACCTTTCAAAGCTCCACTGTTTGTCTTGTCAGGGAGCTTAAGATGATACTTGCACCAATATTGCCAAGAACACGCTTTAAGCGTCTTGATTTTGCTGGCAGATAGCGTTTCTTTCAACATTTAGTTGCTCTTTATAATTCTTTAAAAGCTGAACCTTCTTGAACGAATTTTCTTCTTTGTTATTATATAGATAGTTAATGATATATTCAATTTGAGCAATTCTATTATTTTTCTTGTTTATCCACTTATCTATTTCAATGTTATTCTCAAGCATCTCGCCGAAGTCTTTCATCAATGGAAGTCGTATCTCAAGTTTAGAAATGTCAAAAATGCTTGTTAGTTTTAGATAAATCTTAATCGCAGCTTCTAATCCTCTGTTGGAGGTTTTATCTTTATCATTGTTGGTGGCAATAATTATCTTATTAAGATTTTGAGATAATAAATAGGATGTTTGCTTTGAACTGATTTCAAGACCAAATATAACCATGTGGTTATAAATATTTTGTTCAGATAATGCCAAGCTATCGCCGATACCTTCAATTAGAATTATCTCTTTTGAATTTTCAACAGCATTTTGAAATTTTGCTTCGTTGTTGAACTTTAAATTTATTGGGTATATCCAGTTAGCTTTCTTTCCAATATGTTTCCATTTGGGAAAAGAACTGCTAGATTTCCAAAGAAGATGGCGACCAGTCATGCCAATTACTCGGTTGTTTTCATCGTATATTGGAAAAACAAATCTGCCATTCATTTTACCAGACATTGAAAATCCAGCATTGTATAATTTTAAGGTTGAATCGGAAATACCCTTATTATTATAAAACTTATAATGTGGTAAAAGAGTTTTGATTTCGTCGTGATCGAAGAATTGATCGACTTGCATTTTTTGAATTGGCTTTCTTTCGAAATCTGAAATTTCGTTGTTATCTAAATCTTTAATTAGCTGTTCAATTTCAGAGTCATTATCTTTTACACTCAAAGACAACAACTTTTTAAATGGCATATATCCGGTATTTGCTACAAAATCTCGCCAAATTCCAGTGTCTTTCCAGATTTGCAATGCGGTTCTATTATCGCCATCTCTGTAGATTGCGTTAGTTTGCCAGTACGAGCCTCTATCAGTAAGATTATACCCTAGCTGACTAAGAATAGTTTCTATTTTTTCTTGGTCCATATATCAGGCGGTAAGATTTGGAACGTCATCATCGGAGTCGTTTGAAATCGAAGCGTTTGCGCTTAGACCATCAACGATGTCTCTAAGATCTCCTCTTTCTGTAATTGCAAAGTTATTAAAATCTAGATTTACAAAATTCTTCTTCAAAGAACCGTCTGGCATTTTAACTGGATTGATCGCACTAAAAACATCTCTTCCAAGATGTCTTGCTTTTACATTGATTAGTTTATGAGTGCCGAATCCTTTTTCATTCTGAAGTTCATCTGTTGTTTTATTGCGAAGAATAAACATATGAGATGAAAACTGAGTAATACGATCTGAAAGAGAAACGATACTTTCATCATCCACTACGTTAGCTGATTGGCGATTGTTTACAATACCAGTTCGATTAGACTGTACTGAAGTAAACATTGAAATACATGGACCTGCGTCACTTATGATTTCGCGCTGAATACATTTCTTATACTTATCAACTAGTTCGCCAACAACTTGATGTTCGCTTTTATTATTAGAAGAATTTTCATAAGTGGTCTTGATGTAATCAAAATTAAAAATAAGAGGATTCCCTCGACCTACTTCAGAATAATAAAATCGCTTAAGAAGATTGATCTGAGCATCTACGTTCATTCCGCCGACATTATAGTAAAAAAGTTTTTGCTTTCTTACTTTTTCCCAAACGGAGCGAACCTTTTCAACAATAGATTCTCCAGCTTTACGCCAGTTTCCGCTCTCAATCAAATAAAGAGGAACTCCGCTAAGTGCGGCACATTGGCGGCTGATAAGTTCTTCTTCGCTCATTTCTCCGTTATCAAAATGAAGAAGAGGAAGGTTATAGCGAGCGCAAGCCTTAGTGGTAAAATCTAAACAAAATTGAGTCTTACCAACACCAGAACGGGCCACAACGACAGTGATATTTCCCGGTCTGAGAAGAGATCCATACATTCCTTGAAGTTTGGGATGCGGACCTTCATAGCCAAATTGATCGATTGGATTGTTGCCTCTCTCTTCAATGAGGTCTTCCATCTTTTCATAAATATTTATTGGCTTATCTACGCCAGTCTCGTAGAGATTAATTTGACCATTATATATTTCATCAGCAGTTTGAATGATTCCTGCGTAATCAGTGGAAGATGGCATTGATCTCATCTTCTTGCCGATATCTGAGCAACAAGAATAAATCTCTCTTCTCATAGTGAATTTCTTAAGTTCTTTTGCAGTTGAAAGAACTGTTTCTTTAGAAATCTTTCTAAGAGAGAGAGATTGAATGAAATCTAATGGATCTATGTTGTCTTCGAATGAAATGCCAAGACTTTTGACTCGTTGAGTCAACACGATATCATCTATCGTTTCTCCATTTTCTACTGCCTGTTTTAAAACCTTAAAAAGGGTGCGATTGATTTTAGAACCTTCATTCCAAAAGTCTTTTTCTGAAATGAAGGCCGAAATTTCTAAATACTTTTCTGGATATTTAAGCAATCCAGCGAGCAATTGTGTTTCTAATTCGTAAGAATAAATCATCCTACAGGAGGATACACTTACTCGTTGCTCATGTCAACACTTTCTTCGCTGTTTTCCGCTTCGATTAAATATTTTTCTAAAGCTTTCCTCAAGCCCATTTCGACTATAGAACTGGCTACTTTAGTATATATAACTGGACAACCATCTTGATCAACGTAAGCCACGATAAAACCTCTGGACGAATCATCCGATCCAGTGAACTCAAAAAGTTTATTAAAATAATTCTCAGGTATTTTAAAATTTTTAAAATTTTCTGAGTTCTGTTCTCTTTTCATTTATTATTATAATATTACACCTTGAGATTCAAACAAAGAAGTGTTTATTTCTTCGTTTTCAAAAATCGTTACAAGAATAATACCGTTTTTTTCACAGAAAAGTTCTTTTTTACGATCTCTCTTTAGTTGATGCAAGAAATTAATTCTATCTGCATGAAAGAATTCAATGTATTTTTGATGCTGCCTACCTTGAACCTCTATTGCAACTTTCTTGTTTGCGTTATAAAAGTCCAAGGTTAGGCGAGTGCCAACGATTGGAAACTCTTCAAATACTATATTGTTCGACCAATATTTATGTACGAAGTCTTTTACTCTTTTTTGCAACTTGCTTCGACTTACAGCGTCCCAATCTATGAGATACTTTTTTAAGTTTTTGCAGCGTTTCTTTTTATTATTCAGAGTCAGAAATTCCATTGCTAAAATTTAATAGATTTTCACTGATATAATTAAACAAGAATTTCTTGAGAGCGGCATTTTCATTCATCAAAGTTTCGAACTTAGCAGTGCCTTGAATCTTATCTGGAAAGTCTGTGAATCCAGCTTCTTTTAAGATGTTAAGAAAGTCTTCATCGAAGTTGATCCAAGCTCCCTTTTGTTCCGCAAAGCTCCACATCAAAAGAAAATCAAAGATTTCCTTTTCGATCCAGTTCGAACTTCCATTCTTTCTTCCATAACGAATTGGATATCTAATAACAGAATTAGTCTTTTCATTAGGAGACTTCTTCACAGTCACCCTTACGATGTGGCCGATATATGGATTTTTATATTCATCATAGTTGGCCTTTTCATCTTGAAGAATAAGGTCGCCCTTGAATCTAGCGTCGAATTCTACAATCCAGTTGGCGAAATGCAACAAAGCGTTTCCACCTGTAGCTGTAGTTTGGCGAATTGGAGCTTTGCTATATGGATCTAGCTTGATATCAGCACGAACCTGAGAGATGAAAATAGCAATGTGACCTCGCTTTTGTAGGGCGATAGATAAACGCTTCATTAGATCGGCGGCGATAACTGCACCGCCAGCAACCTTTTGTGACTCTTCAAAGGTCTTTTCTAAATCTCCCTTTCGAATCAATCCATCTACAGAATCAAGCAAAAAGAAATATTGCAGATTCTCGTCATTCTTAAGAACGAGTTCTCGGAAAGCATCGAATACAGTTTCATGAATGTTGGATTCAAAAACGAAGCAAGTGCCTTCAACCCACTTATCAGCTTCAAAAACAAACTTAACCCCTGATCGTTCGATCATGTCCTTGCTCAATCGACCTTCAGCTTTAATATAAAAGCCCTTACGCTTCGCAGGTTGGTCTAGGAAGTTCTTCATAAACTGAAGGGCGCAGCTTGTCTTTCCGCCCTCGTTGATTCCAACGAATCGATGAAGGCCAGTCGTAAGCCCTCCTCCAAGTTTATAGTCGAACAGTAGACTTCCACTAGAAACACGATAATCAATCGTATCTTCAAAATTATAATGAGAGTCTTTATTGGATTTCAAAAAACTACTCATTTGCTCTTGTGACGTTAAAATTTTGCTTTGTTGTACTTCTTCTTTATTCTTTTTACTCATTTTAGAAAGTCTTTCAGTGTTTTGGGCTTTTTCTTTAGATTATAGTCTTCACCAATCTTGTCTCCAAGCTTTATTTCTTCTTTTGCAACTTCAGGTTGAAAATTAAACTCTTGGAATTTTTGTTTAAGATATTCGGCTTCTGCATACATATAAATAGCCAAAGATGGAACAGTTTTTAATTTAACCTTTTTCCAAAACTCTTTATCTGGATATTTGGTAAATAATTTTTTAAACAACGCATTTTCCTTTTGCCAAAAAGTATTACTTTTTAATATTGGCGTTACGGTTCTTTCGATGACATCAGAAGGATAAAAATCCTTTACTCTTTTTCTGGGCTTTTTTATCTTTGGAATTTCTTCCATGCGTACACAATACAGCAACTGCGAACCATGTCAACACAAAAAAACCGCTGGTTGCCCAGCGGTTTGTAAATTTTAGATTATTTTAGGCTGCGGGATTAAATGTTGCGCTTTGCATTTGAGGATTAGCTGGTCCACTTTTGGCGTTTTCAGCTTTTAGCTTTTCATCTACCTTCAAACCTTCGTCCATTAGATGTGGATTAATTTCTCCAGTTGGAGGTGCTGGTTCTTGAGGAAATACAGCAGTTTGAGCAGCTTCAGACTTTTCAGACTCTGGAGATTCTCCAGCTTCTTTCTTTCCTTGGTCATTTAAAGCGCCTTTCTTTTGCATCTTCTTTAAAATAGCTTTTTGAATAGCAGGAGGAAGAGTCTTTTGCTTTTCAGTTAATTGACCAGCCATTTCATTTAGCATGGGGCGATTCTTCATATACGACATGCCACACATATATTTGGCATCGGTGGTACTCATTCCAGCGGTGTTGACAAAGGCTTCGTCTTTGAGCATACACTCGCTCATGTATTCGCTGTGCATTTCCATTTCATCATCCTCCATCATATTAGAGATGGAGACTTCAGCGATGAAATTTTTATTATCGAATTTAAGTTTTGATTTCATATTATTTATTTCCTTCTAGGACTTTAATTTGATCTATCGTTTTTGTTAAAATGTCACCTTTTTTAAAGTTAGCTCCATCGTTAATAACTTCATAAGCAATTACTTTACCCATATTATCAGGAAGATCTTTTACTTCTTTGATAAAACCTTCGCTATTATAATGTTTGCATGAAGCGTTTATATTAAGAACGCGCATACCAGCTTCC